GATTATCGCGGTTGGTGGTTGCGTCAACAAGCTATCAAGCTGTCGTTCCTTGATTACCTTGACTACGATCTAATGATCATGCATGATCCTGACTGCATTATGATTCAAGACTATCAGCCTATTGTGGATGGCAAGTTAAATTTCATGGTGTTGGAAAATGAGCGTCACAGCTGGGGTTACTACGAAACTATTCGAAACGCATTTGGGTTTGATCGACTGACCCCACACTGCTTTATTTCAGAGTACGTGCCTGTACTAAAGGAAGATGTCACTGCCATGCGTGAGTTCCTTGAACAAAAACACAAACGCAATTGGCTTGATGCACTGATTGAAAGCTGTCCTGGCGAAGCCACTGTGCCACCGTGGGGCAAAGGCGAACTGATTCGTTGGTTATCTGAGTATGAATTAATTGGAAACTGGACAATGAGTCGCAGAGAAATCCACATGCAACCACAACGTAGATACATGTATGATGACATGAACAAGATTGGTGGGTTTGACCCAGACTACCACACAGCTATATGTGATGCTGTGCCCGAGTTGAGTCGTAGCGTAAAGTTCGATTGGGACACCAAAGAAGTCAGCGACTTTGATCGTTGGATGGATTTGATTAGACAAAAAATGAACACAGCGACTGGAGCGGCCAAAACTACAATTGCCGAAGAACACTGTCCCGGACAACCAAATTTGCAATGGCTGAGTAGATCTGCTGATGACGATCAGCATCTCTCCAAACTCTACGGAAATACATACATTGCCTATCAACGCAACCAATGATAGACTCAGCTCATCTACGTGTATATTCTCCAGGTTATCAAGCCACTGAATGGGGATTCGGATACGATCAAATTGTAGACTTAGAAACAGCACTTGCACAGCCACAAAGCATAGCAGTGATGCCGGTGTTTTACAGCCTGCCTAACAAACACGAATATAATCTAGAATTCACCAAAGTGCCCTTGCACAAATTTGATTTGGTGTTGTTTACTGATATTGAATGGCACAGCAAAAAAGAACTTGTAGCGTGGATCGAAACTACGGGGGTCAAAAACTGGTTGTTGCACATTGCTGGTATGTGGCTGGATGAACCCGATCATCCTAGAGTGATTTACAGG